AAAGACAACTTGCATCGCAAGACCTTGGGGCAAGCGCTTCAGCGTCAAAAGCGTTTGGCGGCTCTCGTCACGGCGTTGCAGAAGGCACTCTTGCAGGTGAGTATGGTCGCATGGGTATGGACTTTGCTGCACAGCAGAGGCAGCGTGCGTTTGATCAGGCGCAACAAGCAGCGCAGTATGATATTGGTCAAACACAAGCTGCCCGTACTCTTGCATCTCAGCAGCAATTCCAAGCATCTCAGCTTGGGCAGCAGGCGCGTGAAATGGCAGCAGCCCGTGATCAGGCGGCGCGTGCTGGAAACATGCAGGCGGCAAATCAGTTTGCAACTCAGCAAGCTGGTCTTGAGCAGGCAGCAGGTTTGGCGAATATGCAGGCACTAAATGCGCAGCGTGCGCAGCAAGCAGGCTTGACGCAATCTGCAGGATTAGCCAGCATGGGCGCACTTAACACAGCGGCTCAGCAACAGGCTGCGCGTGAGCAGGCAGCAAGAGCAACAACGTATGGCGGACAGTTCCAAGGCGCTGGCATACAGCAAGGCGCTGCAGGTGGCTTAGCAAATCTTGGTCAGCAGATGTTTGGCATGGGTCAAGATGTTCAAGGCGCTATTGGCGGTCAGGGCCAGTTCCAACGCAGCCTTCAGCAATCGCTACTTGATCGCGCTATGGGTCAATATGGCGGTGCTACTGGCGCACCTATGTCTGGCCTTGGTGCGCTTTCGTCTATCTTGAGCGGTGTGCCATACAGCACCACTGCAACATCAAGCACACCATTCAACCCACTTGGCCTACTAGGAGCGTTATTGTAGGATGGCAGTTTCTGACTTCTTTTCTCAGTATGCGCCCTATGCGCAGAGTGTAAACAGATCAACGGGAATTGATCCTCGCATCGTGCTTGCACAGGCTGCGCTTGAAACAGGCTATGGACGTTCTGCTCCAAACTACAACTTGTTTGGCATAAAGGGAAAAGGCTCCACTCAGCAGACAAAAGAGTTTGTTGATGGGAAGATGGTTAGTATGCCGCAAGAGTTTCGCTCATACGGAAGCCCAGAAGAGAGTTTTAAAGACTACGCAAGCCTTATGAGCGGAAAGCGTTACGAGGGTGTGCGCTCTGGCGGCACATTAGAAGATCAGATAGCTGCGTTGCAGAAGTCAGGATATGCAACTGACCCAGAGTATGGTCAGAAAGTCATGCAGATTGCCAAGGGCATAAATTTAGAGGGTTTACCTATGAATGGACCAACTCAACAACAACCTCAAGGCTTACTAGGCGGCTTGCTTGGTGGGCAGGGTATAGGTGGCGCACTTGGTTTGAGTGATGACTTTAGAGATCGCCTAGCGATGGGCATTATGGCAGGCTCTGATCCGCGCCAGTTTGCACCTCTTATTCAGCAGCGTGCTCAAAGCATTCAAGAGAGAAAAGTTACGTCAAGAACAAAAGCACAAGCAAACGCAACTGCCGACTATCTTGAGAAAATTGGGCAAGGAGATATTGCAAATCTACTGCGCCAAGGTGGGATTGACGCAAAAACAGCACTTTCTGCTGGAACTAGCAAGACCAAAGAAACTGCAGATATTCAAGAATATCGCCTTGCTCAGTCTCAAGGTTACAAGGGTACTTTTGAGGCGTGGCAGCAGCTTGGCAAGAAAAAGACAGAATTTGGGACAATACCAGTAGGCTACCAGCTTGTTGAAGGCGCAACTCCAGACGGTCAGCCAACATATCAAATGGTCCCCGTTGAGGGAAGTCCAGCATATATTGAGGAGCAAGAGCGCCGCCGAAAGCAGGCCAAGAAGGGCGAAGGTGGCGATGTTATGGCAACTAATGTTCTGCAGACTGCAGGAAGAGCTAGAAATCTCACAAGTGGATGGACGGTTGGATATGGTCAGCTTCTTGCTGGATTGCCCGCCACTGATGCACGCGAGCTAAAAGCAGAAGTTGATGCGTTGCAAGCCATTGCAAGCTCTGAAAACCTTAATAGAATGCGTCAAGAAAGCCCTACAGGTGGCGCACTTGGTAACGTTTCAGACGCAGACATTAAGTTGCTAAAAGATAAGTCTGGTGCCCTTGATCCGATGTCTAAGCCAGAGGTCTTTGCAAAGCAGCTTGATGAATATGAGCTACTACTTCTACAGACAATCCACGGAACAGAGGCTGGAACTAAGCTATTTGGTCAAACTAGAGGCATGTATGGCCAGTATTCATTTGAGGTTGAAGGGCAAACAAGTGATAAAAATGCCCAAAACAGATCAAGATTTCCAAATGCCCCAGACATTGGAACGGTAAGTCAGGGCCATGTTTACAATGGCGGGAACCCGTCCGATCCTAAAAGCTGGAGTGCGCAGTAATGGCTGGGCCTTGGGACGCATATAAGCAAAGTGGTCCATCTGAGAAAGCTGGCACGCCGTGGGCAAGTTACAGGACAGAGCCAGAAATCTCTACTACAGAGGACGTTTTGCGCTCACTTGGTAGCGGCATGGTGCGTGGTGCAATAGCTATCCCAGAAACCCTAGAGATGGCGGGCCGAGGCATCCGCAGATTGGGCGAGGAAGCATATCAACTTGCAGGCGGTGAGGTAGCTGAAGAAACTCCAGTTTTGAAATCAACTATTGGCGAGGCACTACGAGGCATAACAACCGCTGATGACTATCGGCCTCAAACCACTGCGGGCACATATGCTGGGACCATAGGTGAATTTCTACCTGCGGCAGTAAGTGGTCCAGTAGGTGTCGCAAGGGCAGCCGCCGCGAAAGGCGTGGGCACAGCGGCAGGCCGCGTAGCGGTTGGCGAGGCGGCAAAGCGTGCAGGATCACTTGCAGGGCAGGCTGCGATTGCGGGCGCGGCAAGCGAGGCCGCAGGTCAAGCGGCAGAGGGTACAGCATTAGAGCCTTACGCTAGAATAGCTGGTGCTATTGTTGCCCCATACGCACAAAACAAAACCCTTTCTGCGCTTCAAAAGAAAAATGTAACCGCACCGACTATACCTACGCTAAAGGCTGAGAAAAACGCGGCATATCAAGTTCTGAAAGATAAAGGCACTGGCCTTACAGGCACTCAAACGGCTTATCTTGTTGAGGACATGAGGAATGTCTTAAACATGGATGACATCATACTGTCAGCGAAACCGTCTGTTGAAAAAGCACTAAAACTATTAAGTGAAGTTGAAGATGCTGGGGCCATGAACCTAGCTAAGTTTAATGAGCTACAGAAGGGCTTAAATAAGATTTACCGTAGAGCCACTGATGCGCCAGAGGTATTGTCTATGATTAAAAAGATGGATGATGCCCTTGTGTCTAATGTCACAGATCAAGGCTTGATGACTGCAGCTAAAGCCGCAAATGCAAAATACATGAAGGCACAAATGCTAGATAGGTATTTTTCTGCGGCTATGGAGGGTGCAAAAAGGGGCAAGATTGTACCCAACACAGGCGAAGCTCTGCAGGCGACAGCTACTAGAATTTTAAGAAACGAAAAGAACTTGCCATTCTGGTCTGCGGATGAACTAGCGTCCTTGCGTGCTGTGGCTCAGGGTTCCGTCCCAACTCGCGTCTTGGGCGCAATCGGCAAATTATCGCCCACCTCTGGTGGCTTGATGGCTGGTCTAAATATAGCATTTGCTGCAGTAAACCCAGTAAATGCCCTTGATGTAATAGGCATGACAGCGACAACTTTTGCGAAGCTGGGATATAACGCAAAGGTGAGTAGAACCCGCAAGGCGCTTGAAGATTTGGTTCGCTCGGGCGGGGTAAAAGAGCCGTCAAAGGTAATTACACCAGAGCTTATTGAGGACATGGTAGCGCGGATTGGTGGTTTAGCCGCAATGGAAACACAAGGACAATAACATGCAGCCAAAAGCAAAAGATAAACGCGAGATCGAAGCTATCCTGCAAGACGCTATGGCGCAGGCTGTGGACTTTGTGGAGAGTGAGATAACAGATCAGCGCATCAAGGCTCAGCGCTACTTTGACGGTGAGGTAGATATTGGCTACGAGGATGGGCGCAGCAAAGTTGTAGCCACAAAGGTGCGTGACACAATCCGCAGCGTCAAGCCAAGCATCATGCGCGTATTCATGTCTACAGCTAAGCCTGTGGAGTTTATGCCAAAAGGCCCAGAGGATGTTGCTGCAGCGGAGCAAGCTACGCAGTACATCCACTATGCATTCACAAAGAATGACGGGTATCGCGTGCTAAACGATGCGATCCATGATGCGCTCATCAAGAAGAATGGCATCGTCAAAGCATACTATGAAACATCATATGATGCTGAAATCTACACATACGACAACCTGACAGACCAAGAGTATATGCTGCTTGTCTCTGAGGATGACGTAGAGGTGCTTGAGCATGGTGTAGAAATGACCATGAGCATGGATGAGTTTGGCTCAGAAGTAGAAGCGCCGATCCACTCACTCAAAATCAGCAGGCAAATACCAAACGGTCAAATGCGCCTAGACAGTGTGCCGCCAGAAGAGTTCTTTATTAACTCACAGGCACGCAATATTGATGATGCGTATATCGTGGCGCACCGCACAGAGATGCGTGTGGGTGACTTGGTTGAGATGGGCTACGATTTTGAGGACGTATACAGGTTAGATGGCCTATATGGCGCATCAGACATTTCAGAAGCTGAGACTATCGAGCGTCAAGGTTACAGCCAAGACGACTATGAGGATCAAGAGGGCGATCCTGCAATGCGCAGCGTGGCGATTACAGAAGCCTACATGAAAATTGATGTAGATGGCACGGGCGTACCAGTTCTGCATCGCTTTATCTGCGGCGGTACAAACTACAAGCTGCTAGACTTTGAGCCTTGGGATGAAGTGCCATTTGCAGTCTTTGAGGTTGATCCAGAGCCGCACACATTCTTTGGGCGTTCTCTTGCAGAGATCATCATGGATGACCAAGACGCAAGTACAGCTATCTTGCGCGGCGTGCTAGACAACGTAGCCATGACAAACAACCCACGCATTGGCATCGTTGATGGCGCAGTAAATATTGACGATGTTCTAAACAACGAAATTGGCGCAATCGTGCGCATGCGTCAGGCAGGATCTGTGCAAGAGTTAACTGTTCCATTTACTGCAGGCCAAACGCTTGGCGCACTGACATACATGGATCAGGTCGTAGAGAACAAAACAGGCGTATCCCGCGCATCTATGGGGCTAGACCCAGACAGCATGCAGTCAACCACACGCGCAGCCGTACAAGCTACAA